GAAAGCAATCTCCGTTTGGTATTGCAGGCTCTGTAGAATTAGGAACAGTTCGTCTTAATTCTCGCCTTGATCCAGATGTTGAGATGCTACTAAAGACATTCCGTAGAAACTTTGGTCTTGCTTACTAATGATTAATATTAATGGCGTAAGAGACGCAATCAAAGCCAACCTACAGACAATAACAAACTTGAGAGTCTATGACTTGATTCCAGATGTTGTTGTTCCACCATGTGCTGTAGTTGGACAATTAGATTTCACATTTGATGTTGACAACATGCGTGGTTTAGACCAAGCATCTGTTGATGTATTTGTGATTGTTCAAAGAATATCAGAAAGAACTGGACAAGACAAACTAGATCTATTCTTGGCAGGCAGTGGAACAGGTTCCATAAAGACTGCTTTAGAATCAGATAGAACATTAGGTGGCCTTGTTGATACACTCAGAGTTATAAGTGCAGAAAGTGGTACATATACTTCTGGTGAGCAATCTTTCTTATCATATCGCTATAATCTCACAATTTGGGGTTAAGGAGAAGCAAATGGAATATGTAGTAATCTCAAACACGAAAGTTTGCGGTAAGGTAAAAGATGATAAACTTACCAAAGATGATATACTTAGCAAAGGAAGTAATGTTGAATTTCTTCTTGCAGCAGGTCATATCAAAGCCGCAAATGCAGCAAAGGTAACACCAGCAGTAAAAGAAGAACCACCAGTAACACAGCAGGAAGAATATTTTCCTGTTTTTAACTCAGTAAATAACGAACAAGGAGAATAATAACATGGCAAGATTAGTATTAACAAATGTTGAGGTTACAATTGGAGCAGTTGATTTGTCAAATCATATTGCCTCAGTAACACTTGGCAGCACATATGATGTATTGGAAACCACAGCATTCGCAGGTGGAAATGTTCCAGCAGCAGCAAAAGATCGTATCGCAGGACTTGTTGACAACTCAGTAACATTTGAGTTCCACCAGGACTTTGCAGCAGCAAATGTAGAAGCAACAATCTATCCACTATTGGGTACAGTTGTTGCAGTTACAGTAAAACCAGTAGATGCTGCAATAGCAGCAGACAATCCAGAGTATCAATTTAATGCTTTGGTTTCAGAATGGACACCTCTAAATGGTGCTGTAGGCGAACTAGCCACTGCATCAGTTACATGGCCAATCTCAGGTCCAATCACTAAGGATGTAACTCCTTAATCATGGGCAAAATAGTCTTAACTAATGGATATGTCGCACTTACATCAGGACCAACAACTTTTGATATAAGTGAATTTGTGTCAGCAATCTCGCTTGGCACAACGCATGACCTTATTGAGACAACACAAATGAATGATGTTTACAAGACAGTAATCGCAGGGCTTGGACAAAACTCTGTAAGTTTTCAGTTCTACCAAGATTTTGGTGACGCTAATGCTTACAGTGGACTAGAACAAGTCATTTATCCTTTTATAGGAACTGCTGTTACCTGTACAGTAAAGCCTGTGGCAAGTGCACCTACAAGTTCATTTAATCCACAGTATTCATTTGGAGTATTAATTTCAGAGTGGCAACCGTTGTCTGGAGCCGTAGGTGAACTATCTACGGCCTCAGTCACATGGCCTATCTCTGGAGCAATAACAAAGACAATCACACCTTAGAAGGGGCGTATAAAAAATGGACGGACTACATATAAAAGTAAAAACTAATGACGGATTTGAAGGATTACTATCCCTAAGACCACGATCAATAGTTGCATTTGAACAAAAATTTGGCAAAGGATTCGCTAAACTACTTGGCGAAGACCAGAAACTAGAACACATCTACTTCCTTGCGTGGAGTGCTTTAAAAGATAGTGGAAAAGTTGTAAAGCCTTGGGGCGAAAGTTTCCTTGACACTTTAGATAGTGTTGAGTTAGTCGTAGACCCAAATTTAGAATCCACAGAGACAGCCTAACATATTCGTTAGCAATGATTTCTGTGGAGACTGGCCTATCTCCAGTTGATTTGATGGATGCTCCAGATGGAGTACTTGAAGCAATTGTTATTTACTTAAAAGAAAAAAATAAGGATCATAAATGAGCAAAGATGCAATAGTGTTAACTGGTGTTAAAGAGACACTAAAAGCATTAGAGTCTTTTGATAAGCAAGCAGTAAAAGAGTTCACTAAGGTTATTAACTCTGAACTAAGTATTGCCAAAAAAGATGCTCAAGGATTTGTTGCTGGTGCTCCACCTCTTAGTGGATGGAACACACAGCCTCCTAAAAAGCCTCGTACTCGTGGTGGTGCAGGATGGCCTGCATGGGATCAGAGTGTAATTAAGTCAGGTATATCAGTAACAAAGGCTGAGGGTAAAGTAAGAAAAGACTATACAACATCATCAGGTGCATTAAAGAACAAATCTGCTGCAGGTGCAATATATGAATTAGCGGGTAGAAAAAATAGATCTGGTAACTTTATCAGCAATCTAGAGAAGGAAGACTCACAAGCATCTCGTTTAATCTGGAAATCAGTGGACAAGAATAAAGACAGAATTATTAAGAATGTCTTTAATGCTTTTGAAGATGTAAAATCAAAATTACAAAAGAATTTAGACAAGGAGAGAACATAAAATGGCCACAGGTGCAGTAGTCGCCAGAATTCTCTCCCAGTATTCTGACAAAGGTAGTAAGCAGGCTCAAAGAGATATTCAAAAACTTGGTAAAAAAATTGATGCATTTGGCAAAAAAGCAACAAAGTCTTTTGCAGTTGCAGGTATAGCCACTGCTGCTTTTGCTGGTAAATTAGCACTAGACGCAGTAAGAGGTGCAGCAGCAGATGAAAAAGCCTTAACAGCATTAGATGTTGCATTAAGAAATAACACTAATGCTACAGATGCTGCAATTGCTGCTAACGCAAACTTTTTAGATGCTCTTGAACTACAAGTTGCTATTGACAACGAACAATTAATTCCTGCTCTCCAGACACTTGCTACAGCAACTGGAGATCTTGGTCAAGCACAGGCTTTGTTATCTTTGTCAACAGATGTTTCAGCAGCGTCAGGAAAAGATTTAGGTGCCGTTTCAATAGCACTTTCAAAGGCTGTAAATGGTAATTTTACGGCACTCAAGAAGTTAGGATTACCTCTTGATGAAGATGCAATCAAGGCAAAAGACCTTGGAGCAATACTAGTTCAATTAGGTAAAATCAGTGAGGGACAGGCTGCAGCAGCAGCAAATACTTTTGCGGGAAAATTAGAAAAACTAAGACTATCAATAAACCAGGTAAAAGATAGACTTGGTATAGCATTAATGCCAGGACTCATAGTCCTTGCAACATATATTCAAGATAAGATTGTTCCTCAACTTGAATACTTTATATATTTAAACCAGTATAAGATATCATCTGCCCTTGAAAGTACTGTTAAAAATATTCAAGAAACTGCACATGCTTTTGGTAATATTTATGCAGTAATTGGTAAAATAAATGACATTCTTCCACTTGGTATTGGTGGATATATTCAACTAGCAGCAATAGCATATGCTGCAACAAGAGCACTTGGCACACTTAAATTTGGAATTAGTGCTGTACAAGGAGTAACGCTAAAAGCAATGCTTGCAAATAAAGCATTAGAAGCATCTCAAGCAAAAAACTTAAGAAAATGGACTCAATTAGATCCTGCTGTTAGGTCAGCAGCCACTGTTTTATATGCATTCAAGGCAGCAGCAATTGCTACTAAGACTTCAATTGTTACAACAACAACAGCAATGATTGCTGCTTCAAAGGGAATGGGATTCTTTGCTGGAGCAACGGCAGCAGCCAACGCTGCACTTATTGCATTTATAGCAACACTTAAAAGCATTGGTGTTTTTCTTGCTAAATATGTAAAACAAATAGCAATTGCTATTGCTGTATTAGGAGCATTATCAGCAGCACTTGCATACTTTGATAAAGATAAGGTTAAGTTATCTCCAAAAGCACAAGCCGTAGAGTGGAATATCTATAAGGAAACTGTTCTAAAGGGCATCCAGACTATGGATATGGCTCGTGATGCTGCCATTAAAAAGCAGAATGAGCAAAATGCTAAGACAAAAGAACAGATTGCAAATGAAAAACTATTAGCAGACATGGAAGCCAAAAGTGCTAAAGAGGCTGCCAAGAATGCAAGAGCAGTAGCATTAAGAGATGCAGTTCTAGCAAGACTTAAGAAGTTAAATGCTGTTCCAGGAACTGGCAAAGCCAAAATTGGTAAGGGTATTACACCTGTAAGTTCCCTTGATGCAGCAGAGTATGAAGCAATTAACTTTAGAGCAGCAGAATTATTACTACTTAAGCAAAAAGACAACGAAGCAGAACTTAAGAAACTTGCTGCATTAAAAGAAAATATCCTATTACAGGAAACAAGAAATACACTGTCTCTAAGATATGTTGATATTCTTCGTGTAATTGCAGACGAAAAGGTAACTGATGCAGAGGTTAAAGCCCTTGCAATGGGATGGAAACTTCCAGAACAAGCAGTCAGAGCATATTTAATTCAATTCCAGGCAGTAGCAGATGGAACAATTTCAGATGATGAGATAGAACAACTTGCTAAGTCTTGGGGAAGCACTAAAGAACAAGCAGCAAAGTACCTTGATTTCTTTTCATATCTAAATGATGGCATCCTAAGCGATGCTGAAATTGAAAAGTTGAAGTCTAAATGGGGGATGACTGAAGATCAGGTTCGTCAATATGCTGACTTTGTTGGCGTAGTAAATGACGGTAAACTAACAGATACTGAAATTCAGAAGTTAATGTCCAAGTGGAAGATGACTACTGATGAAGTTGTTGCCTATATACTTAAGATTGGTTCTCCAGTCTCATATAGTGGAACACTTATTAGTCCTGCACAAATAGCAGAACTTGCATGGAAATCTGCCACGGCAGCACTTGCAGCATATCTAGCATTGCTTGCAAAGGGTACTGGAGGTACTACGGTTGTTCCTGTAGTTCCTGTAATTCCAAAGGTGACTGACCCTGGCACTAAATCAAACGGTAATTTAATAAAGGCATTAGAAGAAGCAGCAGCAGCATCAAGTGCAGCATCAGCATCAGATTATGCAGCAGCCAAGGCAGCAGGAGATATGAACGCAGCAGCAATCGCTGCAGCAGGAGTTACTCCAAGTGCATTAGCAGCAGGTGAATCTGGAGCCATTGGAGCAGCATCTATTGCAGCACAACTAAGAGCAGCAGAAGACGCTCTAGCAGCAGCCAATGCAGTAGCAAATCAAGCAAGCACATTAGCAGCATTTAAAGCAAAAGAAGCAAGAGATTTAGCAGCATCTCAGGCTGCAGCAGCACAAATGGACTATGATGAAAGATTTAGATTTAGAGCAGCCCAAGGAGTTATGTCAGCAACTGCAGGTTCATCATCTAGTTCTGGTGTTGTAGTTAATCTAACAGTTAATGGCTCAGTAACTACTGAAAATGACTTAGTTGCTACAGTCAGAAGTGGACTATTGCGTGGTCAATCAAATGGTCAAACTCTAACCTTAGAGGCAATTTAATATGTCACTACCAAGATTAGGCGTATCAATAAACTTTGAGGATGGACCAGCATTTGGAAATCCATTAATATTAAATGATATTTTAAGTCCTCTTGGTATAGGTATTCTTGCAGATGCTGCATCAGACATTGTTGATATTACTGACATGGTTTATAAAGCATCTGTTCGTAGAGGTCGTAACCGTATTCTTTCTAACTTTGAAGTTGGAACTGCATCAGTAACTTTATTTGATCCTGATTCTTGGTTTAGCCCACAAAATGCTTCATCTCCATATTATGGAAAATTAGTTCCATTACGTAAAATACAAATATGGGCAGACATAGAGTTGGCTTCAGTTGACTATAGATTTTATATATTCTCAGGATATATTACTTCATATGACACTGGGTTTTATGTTGGAACAGATGCAACAGCATCAGTAACATTACAATGTGCTGATGGCTTTCGTCTTTTGAACAATGTTTCTACTGGAACTGCTCCAATACCAGGAGCAACAGCAGGTCAATTATCTGGTGCTAGAGTTGAAGAGATTCTTGATTTTGCAGGATTCCCAGGATCAATGAGACAAGTTGAACCAGGCGATTCAACAATGCAAGTAGATCCAGGTGGAGCAAGATCAACTCTTGCTGCTATTCAAACTGTTGAACAATCTGAATTTGGTGCATTCTACATGTCACCAGTTGGCGGAGCAAAGTTTTTATCCCGTACAACTATTAGTGAGTTAGCAGATGCAGAACCAAGACTATTTTCTGATACTGGTGCTGTAAATACAATTAAATACTCAAACCTAGATTTTGCATATGATGATCAGTTAATTCTAAATGATGTTACAGTTACAAGATATGATGATGGAATTGATCCTGTACCTCAAACTGTTACAGATGCAGCAAGTATTCTTAGATATTTTACTAAATCAGGACAAAGAACAGGAATTCTTGTTCAGACTGATCAAGAGGCAAATGACCAAGCAAGAACATTAATTGCTGCTCGTAAAGATGCAGATTTAAGAATTGACTCTATGACCTTAAATCTTTCTGATCCAAATGACATTGCCAGAAATGTGGCTGGACTAAGAGCAGATATTTACACACTGGTTAATATTGAAAAATCAATGCCTGGTGGATCTAGTGTTACTCGTGAATTATTTATTCAAGGAGTACAACACGATGTTACGCCTTCAACTTGGACAACTAAACTGCTAACGGCAGAACCAATTATCCAGGCTTTTATACTTGATTCAACAAATCAAGGTATACTAGGAGACACCGTTCCACAAAATACCAATGCACTATCATACTAAAGGAGAAAAACAATGCCACTAGGCGCAAACGCAGGCTATAAACTCTTCAACACTGGAGATGTTTTAACAGCAGCACAGGTCCAAAACAACCTGCAAAATCAATCAATTATGTTCTTTGCATCTGCTGCAGTAAGAGATGCTAGTGCACCACTAACGGCTGCCCTAACAGAAGGCATGTTTTGCTACCTTGCAGATACTGACACAACACAATACTATGATGGTGCTGCATGGCAGTCCTTTGGTACTGGAGATGTTACTGGCTTAACTGCTGGTACTGGCATTACAATTACTAATGCTTCTGGTCCCGTTCCAACAATTGCACTATCAACCAATGGAACATTAACATCACCAAAAGAAACAATTGAAATTGTTGTTGCTGGATCATCAGGCACTATCAATGTTGATACTTTAACAGCATCTGTTAAATATTATACCAATGCTGCTACAGCAGACTGGACAATAAATGTTCGTGGAAGTGGTGCAGCAACTCTTAACTCAACCATGGCTATTGGAGAACAAATCTCTGTTGTATATCTTAATACAAATACTGGTACAGCATATAAGCCAAATGTAGCAGGATTTGAAATTGATTCTGTAGCAGTAACTCCTAAATGGTTAGGTGGAACAGCACCTGCTTCAGGAAATATTAACTCAATAGATGCGTATGTTTATACAATTATAAAGACTGCAGCATCAACATATACTGTCCTTGCTTCACAAAACAAGTTTGCTTAATAGTTAACAAAGGAGAATCGTGAGTCCGTTATTTCGTAACCCAAGTGGCATAGGTGTAGTATTGCAATTTATTGCACCAACTCCACCACCTGTTACACCACCTGTAACTCCACCTGTGGTTCCTCCAGTGACTCCTCCTGTAACACCACCTGTAACACCACCTGTAACTCCTCCAGTTACACCTCCAGTTACGCCTCCACCTGTAACTCCACCAGTTACGCCTCCAGTTACTCCTCCAGTTACACCTCCAGTTACTCCTCCACCTGTAACTCCTCCAGTTACGCCTCCAGTTACTCCTCCAGTTACTCCACCCGTTACTCCTCCACCAGTAACCCCACCAGTGACTCCACCTGTAACTCCACCAGTTACACCTCCAGTCACTCCACCACCTTAGCCTTTTCT